AGCCCGGCCCTGCCTATGCCGCATCGACGGCGGGCGGTACGGCGGGCGGCGGTAATGGCGGCAGCCAAGCAGCCCCCACGATGTTGTTCGCCTCCGGTATTGGCGGTGGCGGCGGAGGTTCCAACATCACCGGCAATGGTGGTGCGGGCGGCGGGGCGACGCGCGGTGGCGGCGGTGGCGGCGGTGGTGCCTCCATCGGCGGCGTCGGCGGTGCTGGAGCTAATGGAGCCAGTGGGTACGGCGTCATCATCGTGAGATATTGATGGCGCGCAAGAAGAAAGCCGACGCACCGCCGCAGAAGGACAAGCGCGAGTTCCCCGATACGCCGCGCGGCTGGGCGGAGCGGTGGGGGATCGAGTTCGGTAAGGCGAAGGAATGGCATCGTCGCTGGAAAAAGCGCGGTGATGTGGCGAACAACCGCTATCTGCTCGAATCCGGCAACCAGAGCGGGGTCGATCAAGAGAACTCCGCGAATCGCCTTGCGCTCTTCTCCTCCAACATCAATACCCTGATGTCGATGCTGTACGGCAAGGTGCCGCAGGTGTCGGTGGACCGCCGCTATCAAGATCCCGAGGATCAGATCGGGCGCGTCGCCTCGGAGATGGCGACGCGGATCTTGAACGCTGATATCGAGGAGGCGGGCGAGGACTTCTCGACGATTCTGCGCAGTTGCCTACAAGACCGGCTGCTGCCGGGTTTGGGCTGCGCCCGCGTGCGCTATGACTTCGACGAGGCGGAGGACGAGGACGAAGAAGATGAAGTAGTGCATTCCGCGAAAGCCGAGGAATGGGTCGAGGATGTCTACGTCCCTTGGGAAGATGTCATCTGGTCGCCGTCGCGCTACTGGAAAGAGAACCGCTGGATCGCGTTCCGTCTCTACAAGGACAAGGAGGAAGTCAAAGAACTCCTTGCGGGCATCGAAGATGCGGAGGAGATCGCGGACGAATTGCCGTACACCAGCAAAGCGCCGCAAGACTCGGACAAGCAGACCTCCGAGACGTGGGACAAGTGCGAAATCTGGGAAATCTGGGACAAGCAGCACAAGAAAGTGTGGTGGTTCGTCGAAGGGCATGACCGCACGCTGAAATCCGTGGACGATCCGCTCGAACTCGACGGATTCTTTCCGTGCCCGCCGTTCTTCATCGCCAACACGACGACCAAACGCTACGTCCCGAAGTCTGATTACGACTTCGCCGCATCGCTCTATCGGGAAATCGATCAGCTCGAAATCCGCATTTCACTGCTGACCACGGCGGTTAAAGTGGTCGGCGTCTACGACAAGAAGGCCGGGCAGGATATCGGCAGACTGGTCAACGAGACGGCAGAGAACAAACTGATCCCGGTTGATGCCTGGGCAGCATTCCAAGAGCGCGGCGGCATCAAGGGCTCGATTGAGTTCCTGCCCATCGAAGATGTCGTGAACGCGATTCAGGTCTTGCAGGACCAGCAGAGCAAGCGGATCGAGCAGCTATTCCAAGTGACCGGCATGGCCGACATCATGCGCGGCCAAGCCGAGGGCGACGGGCGCGTCTCGGCGACCGAGCAGCAAATCAAGGTGAAATTCGCCTCGGTGCGCGTGCAGTCGATCCAAGACGAATTTACGCGCTTCGCCACGGACTTGCAGAAGCTGCGCTTCGAGGTGATTTGCAAGCATTTCGATATCGAGACGATCATCCGCAACTCGAACATGCTGCAAACGGCGGATGCACAGCTCTGCGTGCAGGCGGCGGAGTTGCTCAAGAATACCGAAGTCGCGAAATGGCGGATTCAGATACAGCCTGAATCGATGGCGATGGTCGATTACGCGCAGTTGAAACAGGAGCGCACCGAGTACATCAACTCGCTCGGCATTTTCTTGCAGTCCTCGTTCCCCATCGCGGAGAAATTCCCGCAAGCGGCACCGATTTTGATGGAGCTGCTGAAATGGGGGCTCGCCGGTTTCAAAGGCTCGAAGCAGATCGAGGGCGTCATTGATCGTGCCATGGCCGCGATGGAGAAATCCGGCGCTCCGCCGCCGCCAGACCCTGAGCAGCAGAAGATTCAAGCCGAGATGCAGCAGAACCAGCAGAAGCATCAGCTCGACATGGAGAAAATGCAGGCGCAGGTCGCCGCCGACCGGCAGCGCGACCAAGCCGAGTTTCAGTTCAAGCTCGCCGAGATGCAGGCCGACTTCAAGGCGAAGATGGCGGAGATCCAAGCCGAGCAAATGCACGCGCGCTCGAAGCTGCAAATGGACCAACAAGCCCATCAGCAACAGCTCGCGCACGATGCGCAGTCGATGTCGATGGAGCGTGAGCACGCGCAGGCACGTCAAGCGATGGAGTTGCAGGCGCAGGAGCAGCAGAACGCATTGAAAATGTCACAACCTTCCAACGGTGCCGTATGAGGAAAGTCTATGTCTATCGAGATGGCGAAATGGTCGAAAAAAGCACGCTGGTGCCTCCTGCTACCCCTCTGGTTGTTGGTGATATTCCTGATTTCGTGTCTGTCGTTGACGGGCGCGTTGTTCATGGCCGCGCGGGCCTGCGCAGGCACAATAAGGAACTGGGTGTCACCAATCCCGCCGATTACACAGAGACATGGGACCGCTTTGCTCGAAAGCGTGCCGATCTTTTCCAAGGCAAAGACAACGACCCGAAGCGAACTGAAGCCATCGTGCGGGCCTTCCACAAACTACAAGGACGAACCTGGTAATGAGCACCTCCCGCGCAGCGCTTGAAGAAGCCTTCTCCGACTTAGAAGCCGCCGACACGACCCCGGAGCGCGAGCCGCTCGCGCCCATCGTTGCGGATGAACCGGCCAACGAGCTGGCACCGCTCGGCGAGGACGCTCCACGTGAAACGTCGGCGGATCAGCCGATTGAAGCGGCTGAGAAACCGGCGAAAAAGATGTTCAAGGACGGTAAATACGTCCCGGTCGAGCCCGCAGCTACTAAAGAGATACCAAAAGAAACCGAATTAGTAGAAAAACCGTCGAAAGAGACGCTAAAGCTCGAAAAAGCGCCTTTGTCGTGGAAACCCGAGGTCCGCGAGAAATTCGCCAAACTGAGTCCCGAGATCAAAGCGGAAATTCTGCGTCGTGAGACGGAAATCGCGCGGGCGCAGAACGAGGCGGGGGCCTCACGCAAGTTTCAGCAGGAATTCAGCCAAACGATCCGTCCGTTCGAGGCGCTTATCGCCGGAAGTGGGGTCAATCCGCTGCAAGCGGTGAAAAACCTCATGACGACGGCGGCGAGCCTGCAAACCGGCACCCCGGCGCAGCGCGCGAACACCGTCGCCAACATCATCAAAGCCTACGGGGTGGATATCGCCACCTTGGACTCGATTCTGGCCGGGCGGCAGCCGAAACCGGGCGCGGCACCCTTGGACGATATCCAACGGATGATCGATCAGCGTTTGGCTCCGGTACAGCAGTACATGAGCCGCGCGCAACAGCAGGAACAGGCGCGGCAGCAGGTGCTCACGGCAGAGTCGAGTCAAACGATTGAGCAGTTCGCGAACGATCCGAAAAACGAGTATTACGAGGACGTGCGTGAGGACATGGCGGATCTGCTGGAACTCGCCGCGCAGCGCGGACGCGAGATGACCCTGCAAGAGGCGTACAACCGCGCAACGCTCGCCCATCCGACGATCTCGAAGCTCGTCGAACGCAAACAGAGGACCGAGCAGCTCCGTGCCGGGCAAAGCGCCGTCGAACGGGCGCGAAAAGCCGCCTCGTCGGCAACGCCGGGCACTCCCGCGCTCGGTGGATCGCGCTCGACACCGAAGAATCGGCGTGACGCGCTTAACAAAGCGTGGGACGACTTGAGTGCATAGCTTGACGGGAGTGTCAAGGTAGGTAGATACTCGCCCCCTAATTGGATGCCCATCCAGTAGTGCGAAGCGGCTAGCCGCCCATCGCAGTACGGAAGCTCTAAAGGCTTGATAGATCCCTATCTTTCACTTTTGGAGGCTTTCGTATGAGTTTTCCCAACGTTACCGATCTCGTCGCTACCGCGATTGAATATCGCCAAGGCGAGATCCGTGACAACGTAACAAAAAACAACGCATTCCTGCGTCATCTCGAAAAGAAAGGCAACACCCGCGAGTTTTCGGGTGGTACGCAGATTTTCGAGGAAATCAGTTTTCAGGCCAACCCGAATGCGGGCTGGTACTCGGGTTACGACCCGCTGCCGACCTCCGCCGCCGACGTATTGAGCGCGGCGAGCTACCAGATCAAGCAAGCCGCGTGTCCGGTCACGATCTCCGGTCTCGAACTGCTACAAAACGCCGGTAAAGAGAAGATCATCGATTTGGTCGATGCCCGCATGAAAGTCGCCGAGGCGTCGATGTACAACCTGCTCGCGCAAGGGGCGTATTCCGATGGCACCGGCAACGCCGGGAAGCAAATCGGCGGTCTCGATTTGCTGGTTCCGATCTCCCCCTCGACGGGCACGGCGGGCGGCATCAATCGCGCAACCTGGCCGTTCTGGCAGTCTCAGGTGCGCACCTCGGGTGCCACGATCACCGCATCGACGGTACAGACCGAAATGAATGCGATGTGGAGCTTGCTGGTCAGAGGCAAGGATCATCCGCACATCTGTATCATGGACAATTTCTGGTGGCAGACGTTCCAGGCATCGCTGCAAGCGATCCAACGTTTTACGTCCTCGGAAGTCGGCGACTTGGGCTTTCCCACAGCCAAGTACATGAACACCGACTGCGTGCTCGACGGCGGCATCGGCGGCTTCGCGACGCTGAAAACGGCGTACTGGATTAATACGGACTTCTTCTACTGGCGTCCGCACAGTCAACGCAACATGGTCCCGCTCTCCCCCGAGAAGCGCTATGCGATCAATCAGGACGCCGTCGTCCAGATCATCGCGTGGGCGGGCAACATCACCTGTGCTGGTCCGCAGTTCTGCGGTCGCAGCATCAGCGTTTAAGGAGCTACGACCATGGCAAGTTTTCCGCAAACAGGCTCGAATTCGGCAGTCCAGTGCCCGAACTGGGTAGGTGTCGATTCGATCATGTCCGCCCAAACTTTGATGTCCGCGTATACGGTCGGCGCCAATCCGGCGTTCTTACTAGGGCTTGAGCCGACCGCGCAGACGATTCAAGGCTTCGATCAATCCCTCGGGATTGGTTCCTTCGTTTACGCGCAGGTATCGAACGCCGCAGGCGTCAGCCAGGGCAACGTCTGCGAGATTACCTCGACGGTATCGAGCAACGGACTTTCCTATTTCCTCACCAACTCGGTGCAGCAATGGGCGGGTACAGCGAATTCAGGAAAGAACCTGTGCGTTGCGCTCGTGACGTTGACGCAGTTTCAGTTTGGCTGGTTCCAAATCTTCGGCAATGCGCTGGTGACCGTCTCCGGTACGTTAGGAGCAGGTTCCTCGGCGTACTGGAACGCGCTCGGCGTGGTGCAGTCAGCCGCAGTGGCCTCTAAGCAAATGGTCTCTGCGGTGGGTCAGGTGGCAGCTGGAGCATCCTTCGGACCCAACTCGTTTGGCGTGACCCCCACCGTCGCAACGGGCTACTCGGTGATTCAAATCGCCAACCCGCACGCGCAATCGGCGATTACTTAAGTGGAACGCGTCGCCGCCCTGAATATCGATGTGCTGACGGGTGCGGTCAACCCGATGCCCAACGTCATCGACAAGGGCGACGAGTACCTGCATGTCGAGTTCGAGATGTACTCGCACTATGATGATTGCCAGACCCGCGAGCAGGGTCGTGCCATCTTTCGCATGGAGGAGTACGTCAAGATTGCCGTGCCGGGGGATGTAGGCTCCCTGATACATCGTCCGGTACGGGAGTCGGACAAGACCCGTTGGCCGAAGCAGTACGCGGCATTCCTCGCGGGTAAGGTGCAGAACTCGGACGGCACGCCGTTGTCCGAGTGGGCGCAGATCAGCCGGGCGCAGGTCGATGAACTCGCGTTTTTCAAGCTCACGACCATCGAACAACTGGCGAACGCGAGCGATACGGTGTGTCAGAAGTTCACCGGGCTCGTGACGCTGAAAGAAAAGGCGAAGGTCTACCTGGAGAAGATGCGCGGCGAGCAGCCCGAGCTGCGTCTGCAAGCGGAAGTCGCGAAACAGAAGGAAGAAAACGAGGCCATGCGGGCGCGCATGGCGTCCCTTGAGTCCATCATCGCAGAGATGGCGTCAAAAGCGCAGATCGAAAAAGCTCCCGAGAAGCGTAAGAGCGCGTAATGGCTCTGGAAATTGCCGCCTATCCGACAGCGGCAACGGTCATCAATCAGGTGGCCGCCGAGATCGGGCTGCCGACGACGGCGGGCAACGTCGATCCTTATACGTCCACGAATCCCATCCATCAGCGCCTTTGCGCACTGATGAAGTCCACCGGCTCCTTACTCAAGGGAATGCACGAGTGGCAGAGCTTGGAGGTGGTCTACAATCTCTTGACCGCCGTGGGTGATACCGGGGTGTACTCGCTCCCCACCGATTTCGTTGCGCTCACCGACCAGACGGGCTGGCAGAAGAATTACTTCTGGCCCCTGCGTGGCCCCTACTCGGCGCAAATGTGGCAGCAGGTCATTAACTACCCGACCACAGGTATTTACATCGCGTTTCGCATCCAGAACAACCAGCTATGGCTGTGGCCGCAACCGCCGCCGACCGGCGTCACGATCAGCTTCGTCTATAAGTCGGCGTACTGGACCATCGATGGCGTGACGAACCTTGCCAAGTCGGTACCGACGCAGGGCTCGGATGTGGTCGCGTTCAATGAACTCTTGGTGGTGTGTTTCCTGAAACTGCGCTACTTGCAGTCAATCGGTCACGACACCACGGCGGCGGAGGCGGAATTCAAGCTCGCGTTCGACATGGGCACCTCGCAGTCCGATGGCGCGGCTCCCGTCCTCGAACTCTCGCGCAATACGAATTTCCCGTTCTTGTCCTCGTACAACGCACCGGATGTGGGATACGGTGGGCAGCCTTCGGGCGCGGGGTACCAGTGAGCTTCGCGGTCTTTGAGAATCTCCCGGCCCCTTCGGCGGGGATCAATGCGGTGTCGAACTTCGCCGAGATGCAGCCGACCGAGGCGCTCTATGCCTATAACGTCATCATGACGCAGGGCGGACCCACGGTGCGGCCCGGCTATACGCAGTGGGCGGGCAATATGTCGGGCACCGCAGGGGGCGTGCGTACCATGATTGCGGTGCGCGGCGCGGGCTCCGCAGGGGCGCAGGACTTTCTCTTTGCCGTGTCGATTGCGGGCATCTGGAATGTGACCTACTCGGCGACCTCGCCCGCGCTCGTCGTCGCGTTCGCGAACCAGACGGGTTATGCCGGATACTGCGAGTGGGAGCATTTCACCAATCTGAATGGTGATGTGTGCCTGCTCGTCTGCGACGAAGTGAACGGCTACTACACGTTCGACACCTCGACCTCGACGTGGCTGCAAGTGACGCAAGGGGCGGGCGCGTCGCAGATCAGCGGCGTGAATCCGGCGCTATTCGCCTCGGTACGCGTGTTCAACAATCAAGTGTGGTTCGTGCAAGCGGGCACCGGCAACGCCTGGTACCTACCCACGGCGCAAATCTACGGCACGGTGACGCAGTTCGACTGGGGTAATCGCTTCCCGCATGGCGGGAACTTGAACAACCTCTACATCTTCACCTACGGCTCGTACTTGGGTACGTATACGTACTTGGTCGCCATCGGCGATGCCGGGGACGTGCTCGCGTACTCGGGGAACAACCCCAACTCGGCAGCGACGTGGACCCTCTCCGGTCAGTGGTACGTGGGCGACATGCCGCTCGGGCGGCGCACGGCGTCGAACTACGGCGGGGATTTGAACATCATCTGCGCGTATGGGGTGCTGCAACTCTCGTCCTTGTTTTTTCAGAAAAACACCAACGATCCGGCGCTCTACCTCACCAAGAAGATCGCGCCCGCGATTGCGGCGGATATCCAGACCTACGGGGCGCTGTATCGGGGTTTCGGCTTCGTCTCCTGGCCGTCACAGAACTCCTTGGTGCTGACCGAGCCCGTCATCTACAACCCGGCGACCGGCGCGGCGACCTTCACACGGCAGTATTGCTACAACCTCGCCACTAATGCCTGGTCGATTCTGTCGGGTCTCAACTGGCAGCACGCCGCGTACTGGCACGGCAATGTCTACGCGGGCACCTCGGACGGTAACGTCATTAAAATGACCGGCAACCAGGACAACATACTGTTGAACGGCACGCCGGGGATTGCGATCAATTTCGGCGTCCTGGGTGCGTTCATCCCGTCGAAGAACTCGACGAATCAGATCGTCGATCTCATCACAGCTTACTTCTCGACAGACTCCCCGGTCTCCTATCAGACCTTCGTGCGCTACGACTTCGACATCTCGGATTTGATGTTGGGCTCGGTCTCCTACACCGCTCCCGCCACGAGCGGCGGGTGGGACTCGGGTCTCTGGGACTCTGCCATTTGGGGTGGCAACAACGTGGCCGCACCGCAGTTCTCGAACTACGGCGCGACGCCGGGCATGGGCAAGTACGTCGCCATCGGCTGTTTGGGAGCTTCCACAGGCAACACCAAGCTCATCGGCTACGCACTCTCGGGTCGCCCGACGACGGGATTCCTATGATCGTCAGCGCCTTGAACGAATCGCAGAAAGCGGACCTCTGTGTGTTGCTGCAAATCCACCGCACACCGTACCTGCGCGGCATGAAAGGCGTGAACGGGCACGGCGAGATCGTCTGCATGGCCGGGTTCGATCAATGGACGCCGAACTCCTGCATGACGCATCTATGGATTCGCCGCCCGGGCGATTTGACGCGAAAGTTTATCGTCGAAGTGTTTCGTTACCTGTTCCTGACGTGCAATTTGGGCGTGATTTACGGACTCACACCTAAGAGCAACGCCGCCGCCTTGGGCTTCAACGAAAAACTGGGGTGGGATGCCGTACTCACCGTGAAAGACGGCTACGCGGTCGGGGTCGATCTCGTGCTACAGGTCATGCGTCGAGAGGATTGTCGGTGGATCAAAGGAGAGACTAGTCGATGGGTGGAAAATCAAGTGCGCCAGCCTCACCGGACTACATGGGAGTCGCCGCCGAGCAAGGAGAGCAGAACCAGGCACTAAACGCTGAGCAGACGTATGCAAACCGCCCGGACGTCTCCACTCCCTGGGGCTCCCTCGACTACACGACCGGCTCGACCATCGATCCGGCGACGGGTCAGAACGTCACGACTTGGGGCGAGAACGTCAACCTATCGCCGTCCGAGCAGGCTGCGCTCACCAGTCAGCAGACGATCCAGCAAGGCGACTCGAATACGGCGCAGAACCTGTTGTCGGGCATTCAGAGCCAGATCAACCAGCCGCAGATCACGGCACCGAATGAGCAGGCGCTGACCGGCGCAGGTCAGGGGATCGACTACAACCCCTCCATGTTAAATGGACAGGCGGAGGATGCCGTCTGGAACCAGTTCCAGAACATGCAACTGCCGCTCCAGCAGCAACAGACTCAGGCGACGCAGGCGCAGTTGGAGGCGCAAGGTTTGCGTCCCGGCGATGCGGCCTACGACACGCAGATGGCGAACTTGCAGAACACGCAGTACGCGCAAGATCAGACCGCCGAAGATCAAGCGGTGACGGCGGGGCAGAGCGAGGCGGCGACGTTATTCGGCGAAGGCAACCAGGCGCAGGCGCAGGGTTTCGGCCAGCTCGCGACGCAGAACTCCATGAACAACGCCATGATTAGCGGCAACCTCGCGAATGAGGCATCCGCGCTCGGGCTCTCGCAGTCGGGCGCGGACTATGACTTGAACTTGATGAACGGGCTCTTGAACGGCCAGCAAGTCAGCATGCCCTCGTTCCCCTCTTCGAGTCAGGCGTCGCAAGCGCAGTCCGCGAACCTCCTGCAAGCCGCCGAGGCGCAGGGCAACGCGGATTTAAACACCTACAACGCGCAAGTGGGTAATGCCAACGCCACCGACTCCGACATTGCCTCGGGTCTCGGCACGGCTGCGGCTGCGGCTGCGTTCTACTTCTCCGATGCGCGGCTGAAAACCGACATAAAACGCGTCGGTACGACGGACGACGGTATTCCTATCTACACCTACCGTTTCAAAGGTTCGCCCGTCGTGCAAATGGGGGTGCTCGCACAAGAAGTGCCGCATCTCACGGCCACAAGTCCCGAGGGTTATTTAATGGTTGATTACTCGAAGGTGGCGTGATGAGCACTAATCCGTACGACCCGCAATTTATCGCGCAGTTGGGCTCGATCACGGCAATCCCTGAGCAAAACCAGGCGATTCAGCAGCAGATGGCGCTCGCCAATCAACTGCGTAATCCCGCAGGTATGCCCGAGGAGCCCAATATGCTCGGTAAGGTCGCCGTGCGGCACGGTCTCGGCGGCGATCTCATTCGCGCGGCGGGGAACTTCGCCGCGAACCAGCAACAGGCGGGGCTGCTTCAGCAACAGGTCAGGAACGCCAACATGCTGCGCGATGTCCGTGGCCGTGCGATCAGCGAGGCGGCGGCGCGCGATAACCTGGAGAACAATCCCGACCAGAATCACCCCGACACGAATGCGGCGCTCTCACAGTCGACCGATATGTCGGATCTCGGTGGCTACGTCCCATGAGTGACCAGTACGACGCACTCATCTCGGGGGCTCCGACCGACAAAGAGACGCAGCTCGCGCTCGCCGCGCAGCTTCGCCGTCAAGCGCAGTTGGGCGAGCTTTACGGTATGACCGGAGATCGAGTGCTCGCGCCAGCAGGTAAGGAGATGATGTCGGGTGCCATGAGCGGCGCGCAGGACATCAGCAGCGAGCGGGCGCGGGCTGCGCAACTCGCTCAAGAGGCGGATCAGCAGCGGATCGCGAATGCGCGCAACCAGGCGAACGATACCTGGACGCACACGCACGGTGACGCCGAACTCGCGGAGCAGAAAGCCGGGCTCGCGCAAGCCATGCAGATCGCGAAAATGGCGGACCAACGGCAGCGCGATATCGACGCGGCAAACAATGCCGAGAAGCTACAGGCCAAACAGCCGACAGGTGACGGTAAGCCGCTGCCCGCTGCGGTGACGAAGATTCTCGACGCTAAGCGCGACGTATTGGACGACATCAGCAATGCGGCTAATAACTTCAAACCCGAGTATGCGGGAGCCGCTCAGGGCTTCAAGAACTGGGAAGGCACGCACTCGGCTTTGATGCCATGGAGCGTGGACCCTAATACCAAAGCGGGCGCTAACTGGTGGCAGCAATACGGGCGCAACTTCACCCTCGATGAAATGCACGCCAAGTTCGGTGCGCGTGTCAGCCCCACGGAAATGGCACTGTTCGAGAAGTACCACATCAGTCCTGGCATGGATGCGGACACGATCAAGAACAACATTACCCAGATCCGGGACGCTCTGGCGAAGCACTACGGCAACGAGCTGGATGTGCAGGATGCACCGAACATCTACTCCAAGGCGGAAATCAATGCATACCGCCGATCCCTCCCTGGGGCGGCGGTAGCGGCTCCGCAGCCACAGCCGCTGCCGGGCGCGCCCGCCGCGCCCGGCTTTACGCATCCCGACGCGTACTCGCCCGAAGCCAAGGCCAAGGTCTTAAGCGACATGGAGCGGCTACGCAAACAAGTGGCGCAGCCGCAGCCGCCGCCCACCTCCATGAACTTCCCGCAGGCGGCAGCGCAGCCACCGCAGGCACTCCCGGCCTCGCTGTACGGCGGGCTGCCGATGGGGAATCCGAATGGATGACCCCGAGATGGCGGACCAGCAAGTGGATACGAAAGCCTATGCGGCGGCGATCCAAGAGGGTAACGCGGATGCGGCAGCGGGGCTGCATGACGCCATGACCGCCCGTCAAGCACGCATGACCGCACGCGCCGCTGCGCAGGGCGGCGGCTACTCGCCGTTGGGTGGCAATATCGGCAATGCGGTGGCGGGCGCAGGGCGCGGCCTCGGCAACGCGCTCGACTTTGCCACGCGCGCAGTCACGCTCGGACAGGGCGGTACGAACTTTGCGCCCGCTGCACCGGACACCGACAAAGCGCTGCTCGACACGAAAGCCGGGTTCGGCGGCGACATCGCGGGCAACCTGGTCGCGACGCTGCCGGTCGGTGGTCTCGGTGCGGGCATCGTCAAAGGAGCCTCGAAGCTCCCCCTCGCGCTGCGCGCCTTGACCCGTCTCGGCGTCGGTGCGGGCGAGGGAGCGGCGGGCTCCGCCGCTGATGGCGGCAATGCGGGCGAGGGCGCGGGCTTAGGCGCGGCGCTTACCGCACTTACCGGCACGGCGGGCAAAGCGGTCAAGGGTTTCGTCGAGAAAAGCCCCGCTGCGCAGCGGCTCATCGGGGACACCCGACAGTACCTCGACAAAGAGCTGTTCGTGCCGATCTCCGAGGGCGGCGGCAGGATAGCTCAAGGGCTCTATAAGACGCTGTCTAACTGGGTGCCGGGGGTAGGAGCGCAGCTTAAGAAGCAAAGCGCTGAGAAGGACGCCGTGCTCCAGGCGACGAAAAACGCCATGGGACTCACCCCGCAGATCGACGAAGCGGGGCGCGCGGTAACACCGACCCTGGAGGGCGCGACGCCGCAGGCGCAAGCAGACTTCGTCAAGCGGACGAAGAACCAGGCGTACCAAGACTCAATCAACGGTTTAACGCTCGATCACCCCGAGGATTTTCGCCAAACGGTACTCGACCGGATGCAACCCGATGCGAACTTTCCGAACGCCATCCCGGCAACTCACGCCCAGGTGGTTGCCAACAAAGCGGCTCAGATCTTTCACGAGTTTGCGAACGGCGACGGCACGATCTCGGGGGCGAACTTCCAACGCGCCAAAGACGCGACGCGCGATGCGTTGAACGATTTGACCTCCGCGAGCGGCGTCAAGATTGGCAATCCGGCGACCACGGAGCAAGCCATGCGGGCGTTCGAGGACATCCCCGAACGCAATCTCGACGCGGCCAAAGATACCTTGGCCCGTTGGTCGGGGCTCACACCGCGCGAGCAGTTCGAGGCTGAAGCCAAGAAGCGCGCACTGCTTAACTACCAGGCGCTTAACGCCAATTACCCGAACACGCGTACGGCAATCAACACCGCCGAGATGAATCCGGTCACGCGCGGCGCGGCGACGGGTGCGCAGATTGCCAAAGAGGCACCGGATCTCGCACAGATTGAACGCCTCGGACAAGACATGGCGGAGGTGCATAACCCGGCAGGCGCGGCTGACGGCGGCTTTCATCGCTTCGGCCAAGCCTACGCGCTCCTGCATAACCCGATCGCAACGCTCTCTGGCCTGGTGGGGGGGAACCTGGCCGCGACCAAACCCGTGCAGCGCGCGCTCTACGGTGAGGGGGTGTTCGGCCAGCAGAAGAAGCTCGCGGACCTCCTGCGGAATCACCCCGACGCCGCGCATTTGCTCGGGCAACAGGGCAAGCAATGGATCATTGACGAGGCGCAGCACTAATGCCACGAGACTCCAACGGTAATTACACGCTGCCGCTCCAGCCGGTCGTCACCGGGGGCGTGGTCTCCTCCTCGTGGGCAAACACCACGTTGAACGACCTCGCGAACGAGATGACCGGCTCGCTCAACCGCTCGGGCGAGGGCGGGATGCTCTCGGCATTTAAGCTCCTCGACGGCACGGTGACCGCACCGGGGCTCGCCTGGACCAATGAGCCGACGACCGGCTTTTTCAGAGCCGCCGCCAACACCATCGGCATCTCCATCGCGGGCGTCCTGCGGGCGACCATGACGACGCAGACCTTGGGTCTCGGCAGCCTGCAAGTGGTCTCCACCGGCACCCCGGCAGTCGGCGGCGCGTCGCTCGTCATGGGCGCACCGCTCGTCAACATGGGCCTCTCCGCCATGTCGCATACGGGCGGCGCACTCTCGGCGGTGCTCGCGGCATCCCCAGGCGGCGCGGCGAGCTACCGGCTGCACATGGGCTTGAACCTCTGGTGGGGCGGCTCGAACTGGGTAACGGGCACGGACGGCGGCAGTAACGGCGGCGCAATGGTCGCCTCGGCTTACAACCCCGGCGACCTCGGCTTTTACACCGTCGCCAACATAGGCACCGCGCAGCAGTCGATCTCCAACACGAACATCGCCAATAACCTGCGGCTCTACATCAGCTCGACCGGCAACCAGACCATGTACGCGCCCACCTCGGGCACGACGCTTGCCGTCAACATGGCACCGGGCGCGACCGGCGCGTTGTACGTGCAAAGCTCGAACACCAGTTACACCTCCCCACAGCTCCTGCTCTCCTCCACCTCCGCCGTGGGCTTTGCGAGCATGGAGTACTGGATTCAAGGCACGCTGCAAGCGCGCATCCGCTCCGACTATACGGGCGAACTCGTCTACGCCACGACGGGCAGCGGCGGGCATAACTGGTACATCACCGGGGACTATGGGACGGGCAAGCTGGCATTAGCGCTCTCCGCCACCGGCCAGCTCGCCATCTCCCCACCG